TTATTTTTTATATTTATAACTTATTAACTTCATTTGATTTAATAATTCGTTAGCAAAATCTACAAGATCTTCATCACTCATTTTGTTTATATCAAATCCACCATACCCCATAATAGTTGGTTGTTTAAGTATAAATTGCATAGCCTCTTCAGCTGTTTTAAACTCATTTGTTTCATATAAAGCTTTTTCTTTTTTATCTATACTAGCTTCATTAGATTTTGAATCATATAAATCATTATCAGATTTAAAAAATGAATCAGTAGTGACATCTAAAATAGCAGCTATTTTTTCTAATTTTTCTAAGCTTGGATTTTTAGATTTATTATTTTCTAAATCGCTTAAATAGCCTAAAGAAATATCAGTTAATTTAGCTAATTTATTTATACTAAGGCCTTTAGCTTTTCTAATACTTCTTATTTTATCACCTAACATACAAATAGTCCCTCCGAATTTTAAATTTTCTTATAAAATAATAGTAGCATTACAAAAGTTCAGTGTCAACGAATTAATAAGCAAAGAGGGAATATTCGTTAAAAACGAATGATATTTAAAAAAATTAGATATATATGGTTAAAAATAAATGTTGTTCGTTTTAGACGAATGATATATTATTCAGTTATAGCGAATAAAAATAAGTTTAGGGGGAATAACAATGAAAAAAGATTTAATAAAGAAAATAGAAGGAATTTTATACAATTATAAAACTTCATTAGTAGAGATAAATAATTTGAAAATAGATTTGGAAATGATGAAGGAAGAATATAGAGGAATTACTTCAATTAATTATGGAGAAAAATCTTCACCTACTAATAAATTTAATAGTAGTGTTGAGAATGAAGTAATAAAAAGAGAAGAAATGATAGTACAGCTTGAAAATAATATAAGATATAAAGATGCTATGTATAGGAAAGTTACAAACTCTTTTGATATTTTAGATGAAAGGGAATATAGGTTTATTAAGGAATTTTATTTTGAAAAATGTAGCTATATGAGAGTAAGTGAAATTATGAATATGAGTTATAGTTATGTCTACGATTATAAGATGGCTGTTTTAAATAAAATATCTCCGCTAATATTTACATCAAATTTACCATAAATAAACCTGATTTTTTACTGAGACAAACCTCGAACATATGTTCTATAATAATATCATAGAGTTATATCAAAAAACAAAAACAACTTTTTATAGCTCTAAAAAATCTTATATAAGTTCTTATGTAAGAATGAATTATTAGGATTAACAACCCGGGAGTTAAAACTATTAATTCAAAAGTAATTATGGAAGCTTCCAAGGAAAAAATTAAATTTTATAGGAGGTAAAAATAAATGACCTTATTAGAAGGTGTAAGAACATTTATAAAAACTTGCCCCTATTTATCAGATTCAAGTAAAGATGTAAATGTAAATTATCTTTCAGAAAATATAGATTCATACTCAATAGAAGAAGTTGAAAGTATTCCTATAATAAAAAAATATATTGATGGAAGTGCTATTAAACAATATGTTTTTGATTTAACGAGTAGGGAGAGTTATGGAGATAATGTAGCTATTAATTTGAAAGTTAGTGAGTTTTACGAAAAATTTGCAAGCTGGTTAGAAGAGCAAAGTTCACTTAAGAAATTGCCTTATATAGGTGATACAAAAGAAGCTAGAAAGTTTGAAGTTATTTCAAGCAATTATATAGCTGATAAAAATGCTGATAAAGCACAATACAAAATAAGAATTAGATTAATTTATTTAGAAAATGGAGGAATGTAATATGTCAAAAAATATTAAAAGAAGAAATGGGATTGCAAACTATCTAAATGTGGGAACAGGTAATGAAGAGTATGTATTAATGGGGGCTGGATTTACAGAATTAAAAGAAGTGCCAGCATCACAAGTAAGTTCAAAGAAGTATATAACAGATAAGAGTGCTACAAAGAGAATAATAGGTTATGATTGGACTACTTCATTTAATACAGATCAAATAAGAGATGAAAAAGCTGTTGAATTCATATGTAATGTAGGAGAAAAGCAATTAGTTGGTGAAGGTTGTGAGACAGATTATGTAATAGTAGATCTTGATAAAAAATCTACAATTGCTAACGAATATAAAGCAAGAAAATTTAGAGTTGCTATAGAAGTAGCAGAATTCCCTACTAGTGATGAAGGAGATTTAACAGCAACAGGTAACCTACATGCAGTAGGGGATTTAGTATCAGGTACATTTAATACTGTAACTAAAAAATTCACACCAGAAACTTCAGAAGTGAAGGGAGTTTAATAATATGCTTATTAATAGTGTTGAATTAGAGGATTTAGATATATTTGATGCTGATGTTGCTGAAAAATGTGAAAAAGTATTTTCAAAGGTTGCAGAAGAATCTAATAAAATAGAAAGCTCAGAGGGTAATGCATCACAAATAATAAGAAAAGAATGTGCACTTATATTTGAATGTTTCAATGAGCTTTTTGGTAAAGGGACTGATAAAAAGGTATTTGGAGATAAGACTAATATCCTAGTTTGTATGAAAGCTTTTGAAGAGCTTATTGAAAAAGTTAGCGAGCAAAAGAAAGAATTGGATAAAGTTACATTAAAATACTCACCAAATAGAGCTAAACGTAGGGGCAAGGCATAATAATGAATATTCTTATTGATTTATTACCTAGGCAAGTAAATATAGATGGAATTGATTATGATATTAATTCAGATTTTCGTACTTCTATATTGTTTGAAATGATGGTTCAAGATAATGATATTGGAAATAAGGAGAAAATAGTACAAGCTTTAGAACTATATTATCCAGTTATTCCTGAAAACTTACAAGAAGCAATAGAGAAAATAATCTGGTTTTACGGATGTGGGAAAGAAGTAGAAAAAGGAAAAGGTGGAGAAGGAAGTAACAAAGCAAAACAAATATATTCTTTTGAATATGATGATGATTATATTTATGCAGCTTTTTTAAATCAATATGGGATCGATCTTCAAGAAATTGAGGATTTACATTGGTGGAAGTTTAAGGCTATGTTTAAAGCTCTAAAGGAAGATAATGAAATAGTTAAGATAATGGGCTATAGGGCTATGACAATACCAATGGATATGCCTAAAGATCAAAAAGATTTTTATAGAAAAATGAAAAAACTTCATGAGATACCAAGGTCAAAAAGTGAAAGAGAAAAAATTAATGCTATAGAAGAGGCCCTAATGGGTAATGGTATTTTACATGATATATAGAATTTTATATTTAGCAGAAAGCATCTATATTTGTAGGTGCTTTTGTTATTAAAGGAGGTGAAAATATGGCAAATTTACCTACGGTTATTGAACCAATTTTAAATATAGATAAGGTAAAAAGTGAATTAAGTAATATCAATAAAATAGCTGCTGATAATCCTATGATTATAGATGCTGATTATACGGAAGTTAAAGAAAAAGCAAAAGGAGCAGCAAAGGAAACAGAGTCACTTGCTACAAAAGCTGTAAAAGGAATTGAAACCGCTCTTAAAGGACTTGAAAAGAAAATTGGAGATGTTGCTAAAAAATCTATAAAAGTAGGTAGTGAATTTGATAAAAGTATAGGTAAGGTTTCTGTTGCTGATAAGCAAAAAGAATTAGATGGCGAATTTGATAAAATTTACCTTACGTTATATAAGAAGTTTGAAGAGCCTATTAAAAAAGCTCTAGATACGGCAATTAAATGCGTTGGAGAGTTAGGAAACAATTTAGCTGATGGTAAATTATCAGGTGGATTAGATACTATTGCAGATGCTTTTAGCAAATTGATAGATAAAGTATGTGAGTTAGCTATAAAGTGGTTACCAAAAGTAATAGATATATTAAGTTTTGTTTCAGAGCATGCTGGATTAATAACATCTGCAATTGTAGGAATTGGAACTGCAATAAGCGTTTTAAATATTGCGGCTAGAATCACAAAATTTATAGAGAGTATAAAAGGATTAAGTTTAGGGATAGGACTGTTAGGAGGAAGTACAACTTTGATAATTGCAGGTGTGGCTGCAGTTATAGTAGCGATAATAACACTTTGGAATACAAGTGAAACTTTTAGAAATATAATTATTACAGGATGGCAGGCTATACAAGAGATTGCAAGTGTAGTATGGGGAGGTCTTGTTACTTTTTTTACAGAAACTATACCTCAGGCATGGCAGTCTGTAATAGACTTTTTTGTTGGTATACCAGATTGGTTTAGTGGATTATGGACTAATATACAGCTAGCATTTGTAAATGGATGGCAAGCAATAGTAAACTTTTTTACTGAGACTATACCGGCTTGGATAGCATCAGTACTTCAGTTTTTAGGGCAATTACCAGAGAATATAGGATTTGTTTTGGGATTTGTAATTGGGAAAATAGTTTTATTTGCACTAGAGTGTTGGAATTGGATAAACAATGAGCTACCTCTTATAATATCAGGTATTATAAGTTGGTTTGCATCATTGCCAGGGCAGATATGGAATTGGTTAGTTAATGCTTATAATAATATAGTGCAATGGGGAAGTAATGTATTTACAAACGCAACTTTATGGATTGGAAATACAATAAATTCAATAGTAAGTTGGTTTTCAAATTTACCAAATAGAATTGGTGAATGGTTAAAAAATACAATAGATTCTATAATTCAATGGGGATCTAATATGGTTGATAAAGGGGCAGCAGCAGCTAGTGATTTAGTTAGTAATATAGCAAATACAGTTTCAAATCTTCCTCAAAAAATGTCAGATATAGGAGAAAATATTGTGAAAGGTATATGGAATGGTATAACAGGAATGGCTTCATGGATTCAGGATAAGATCTCTGGATTTGCAACAGGTGTATTAGATGGATTTAAGAAAGCATTAGGAATACATTCACCTTCAACATTATTTAGAGATGTTATTGGATTAAACTTAGTAAAAGGAATTGGTGTAGGTATTAACCTTGAAATGCCTAATTTACAAGATGATATAGATAAAAATCTGACTAACATGACAAGTAGACTAAAAAATACAGTAGATTTTGAAAGCTCTAAAATGTCTTATAGTCTAACATCAAAGGCAGTATATGATTCAGCAAATGCCTCACCATATATTATTACAAATAATAATGATAAGGGAGTAACTCAAAATGTTACAATAGTTAATCCTGAAAGAACTCCAAGTGAAAATGCTAGAGCACTTAGAAAAGTAGGGAGGGATTTAGTATTTGGATAATAAATATTTAAATTTAAAATTAAAATGGGATAATAACAAAATAAGCATAGGAAATAATGAAAAGTATAAGCTAGTAAGTATTGAAGGTCTTGAAGGGGCTGCTTATGAGGTTAATATAAATAAGAATAATCAATATGATGGTGGCTATATTGAGAATAAGAGAATAAATTCAAGAGAAATAACAATTGTTGCAGAGTTCCCAATAATAGAAGAAGCTGAAAGGGAGAGACAAGAGTTAATTAAATTTTTTAATCCTAAGAAATCTGGAGTATTGACTGTAAATTATGGGGGCTATGAAAGAGATATAGTTTATGAAGTAGAGAAATTTAAGGAAACACGTTCTAGTTTATATGAACCGTTAAGCTTTCAATTAGATTTGATTTGTCCAGATCCATATTTTAAAGATTCTATTATTGCAGAAACGATTAATACGTGGATAAAAGGATGGAAGTTTAAATTTAAACTTCCATTTAAATTTAAACAAAAAGATGAGAATAAAAAAAATATTTATAACAAGGGTCATGTTAAGACACCTGTAGAGATTATGTTTAAGGGTCCAGCAGTTAATCCTTCTGTAATAAATCATAGGACTGGAGAGTTTATAAAAGTAATTAAAACATTAACCTCAGATGATACTTTATTTATTACAACCGAGTTTGGAAATAAGAAGGTTGAAATCGAGAGTAATGGTATAAGAAAAAATGCATTTAATTATATAGATTTAGATAGTACTTTCTTTAGTTTAGAAGTTGGAGATAATCTTATAGAGTATAATACTGAAAGTTTAGAACCCCAAAGTGTAGAAATAAAATACAAGAATAGATATTTAGGAATTTAATAGGAGGTGACATTTTGGAATACAGTGGTTTTTTTAATGGAGATCAAGAATATGGACAAGATGAATTTAGTAGATATTTTGATAATATTTATGAAAGTGGAGTTTCCATAAATGAAGATAATAATATGACATTACAGGTTAATAAATGTGATAGTGGAGTTCAAGTAGATAAAGGTTTTTCTATTATAAAAGGTTTTTATCTTTATAATGATAGCATAAAGAATATTGGTATATTAAAAGATTCAAATTATGACAGAATAGATAGAGTTATAATAAGACTTAATCTAAATAGTAAAAAAGTATCTATAGATGTTAAGAAAGGTATACCATCAAGTAATCCGGAGGTACCGAGTTTACAAAGAGACAATTTAGTATATGAACTATCGTTAGCACAAATAAAGGTACCTAAAAATGGAGAAATGGTTATTGTGGATGAGAGATATAAAAAGGAATTATGTGGGGCAATAAGACCAAAAAATTTAACAGAATTTAATTCCATGATAGAAGGTTTTACTAATCAGTTCAATAAATGGTTTGAAGCTCAGCAAGCTAAAGGATGGAGAAATGTTTTCATTCAAAATACAACACCTGAAAAGGTGGTGCCAGGTAGTATATGGATACAAATTTAGTAAATATAAGATTTTTTGATAGAGATATTAATTTTCTAGGAGAAGTGGATAATTACACTTCTCTTTTTTATATCTCAAAATGGGAAACCTTTGGAGAGTTTGAATTTCATATTAAAGAGTTTAATAAGGAATTACTTTATAAGGGTAATTTTATAATGCTAAACAAGGATAGTTCAAGAGTTGGCGTTATTGAGCATATAGAAATTACTCAAGAGGATATAAAGGTAAAAGGCTTTGGCTTAGGTTATTTACTAACTCAAAGAATTACCCTTCCACCCAATAATTATGCATATCATGAATTTAATACAAATGTTGAAGATATTATGTTAGCACTTGTTAAAACTAATGTAGCAGACCCAATAGATTCTAGTAGGAAGATACCAAACTTTATATTAGAAGAGTCAAAGTCTAGAGGACATAAATTAGAATTTCAGACTAGGTATAAAAATCTAGCTGATGAATTAACTAAACTAGCTAAAGCTAGTGGATTAGGCTGGAAGATACTTTTAGACTATAAAGCTAAAAAACTTATATTTAGAATATTAGAAAGTAGAGATTTAAGTGTTAATCAAAAAATTAATTCTCCACAAATCTTTAGCGTAGATTATGAAAATATAAGAAAAGAAAATTATATAGAAAGTAATATAGGGTATAAGAATTGTGGATATGTAGCAGGACAAGGTGATGGAAAGTTTAGAGAAGTCAAGATACTAAATAGTAATTTGACAGGCTTAGATAGAAGAGAAACCTTTATTGATGCAAAGGATATTTCAGAAGGTGGAAATTTAGATGATAGAGCTAAAGTTAAATTAGCGGAAACACCTCAGATCACTAATTTTGAATGCGAAGTGGATCCTAGAGATTATGGAGTAAATTGGAGTATAGGAGATATAGTTACTACTGTAAATAAACGTTGGAATTTAAAAATGCACAATAAGGTTACAGAGGTAAAGGAAATTTTTGAAGCTGGAAGCTATAAGGTAGAACCTACCTTTGGTACAATAATTCCTACTCCAACTGATAAAATTAAGCAAATTACAGATACTCCATTACATGAAAGTGTTCAAGGTGCTAAAGGAGATAGTGGAGAAAAAGGCCCTCAAGGCTATTCTATTCAATATAATTGGAATGGAACTAAACTAGGTATCAAAAGAGAAGATGAGGCAAATTATAAATATGAAGATTTAAAAGGTGAAAAAGGAGAGCAAGGTCCACCAGGGCTTAGTGTAACTTATACACATACTCAAATATCTCCTAAAACTAAGTGGATTATAAAACATGATTTAAATAAGAGACCTTCAGTAACTATTGTGGATATTGAAGGTAATGTTGTTATTGGAGATATAAGATATATTGATGATAATAATTTAGAATTAAATTTTACAAGTGAATTTGCAGGATATGCATATTTGAATTAGAAAGGGGTGAGTATAGTGAAGTTTTTAACTAATTTAGATTTAAATAAAAATGAGTTGCAAAATGCTAGGATTCAAAACTTAGCAGCTCCACCTAATAATCCGTTATCAGGACAAGCTTATTATAATACTAAAGATAATATAGCATATATTTTTGATGGTACTACATGGAGAAACTTATTTTCAATGTCTATAGAAGAGGTTATAACATTATTAAATAAATCTAACTATAAGATTGATGATGATAATTTAAGTAACAATGTAAATGATGCGGTAATCAAGAGACATGAGCATATTAACGCATCTATTTTAAATGTAATAACACAAGAGCTGATAAATAAGTGGAATTTGGCAGAAGTAAATGCTAAAAGCTATGCAGATAAACAAATAAACGATTATAAAATAAGGCCTGCTACCAAGAATACTTTAGGTGGAATAAAGGTTGGTGCTAATCTTTCTATAAATGAAGATGGTACTTTAAATGCAAATGATAATTCAGTTAATTATATAGTAAAACAGGAAAAGTTTGTAGCAAGTGAAGGTCAAACATTATTTAGTCTTACAAAAGGTAGTTATAAGGTAGGTTTAGGTGCCTTAAGCATATTTATGTATGGGGCTAAAATAAGTAATGATGCCTTTAATGAAACAACAGAAAAAAGCTTTACCATGAAAAATCCATTAAATGTTGGAGATATAGTACTTGCCGAATATATAGAATTAGTTAATGTTACCCCTTATCCAATACACGGAAAGGAGCACTTATCAGGTGGGGTGGATCCTATTCCAAAAGCCACTACTTATACTGAGGGCTTAATGTCAAAAGAGGATAAAAACAAGCTTGATAGTATTAGTATTGGTGCAAATAAAGTAATTAGATCTGACAAAAATGGAATGATTTTAATCGATGGATTAGAGCAAAATGTATATATCCACCCAAATGATATAAATACAAGGCATGTAACAGATGATGAAAAAAACGTTTGGAATGCTAAAGAAACTACTTTAGGCTCACAAGATAAAGCAAATAGAGCAGAAACTAATGCTGAAGCTTATACAGATAATAAAGCTACTGATATTTTAAGTAATGCAAATAAATATACAGATAATAAAGTAGCAGCACTTGTTAATTCAGCTCCAGAAGCCTTAGATACATTACAAGAACTAGCAAAAGCTTTAGGAAATGACCCTAATTTTTCTAGCACAATACTTAATAAACTTGGATTAAAGCTAGAAAAAGTGGCATTTACCATAGGAGATGGGAAAACTACAGAATTTACACTAAAGCATAATTTAAATACTTCAGATACAACATGGAGTATTAGAGAAGCATCTACTGGAGAGGGGATTTTCACAGACGTAATAACTGTAGATACAAATGCTATAAAAGTTTTATTTGCACAAGCACCAGCAAAAGAACAATTTAGAGTGGTGGTGAATGGATAATGAGATTTTTGGGAAAAGAATTAAAATTCAATGGTTTTGATATATTTCATACAGGAAATTTTAATCCAAATGCTAAGGTAGATAAGGATTTACCTAGCGGTAATTTAAAAGCAATAGGTTTTATAAAAGCATTTCTATCATCAGTATCAGGAGATGATATTACGCTTAGAGGGACAACCCAAATAAGATTTTCTGATTCTAATGATTGGGATTGGAATTCTTGGGCTGGTTTAAAATATGATTCAAACAAAAGAAAAATATTTTTAGGCGGAGCTGGAGGTGTATTTGCAGCTAATGGACAAGGAACAAAGGTAGAACTTGATTTAACAAATCAAGTTAATAATGTGATTTTACCTAGCTCTACTATAAATGGTAATTATGTAGCTACTACAAATCAAATACCAACTAAACTTAGTCAATTGCAAAATGATATAGGGGCAGGTGGAGGAAACAAAATAATAATACAAAATAATCAACCTAATTTATTAAAGGGTGATATTTGGATACAAATATTATAAATTTTAAGGAGATGATATAAATGGGACAAACAAAAAAAGCAGTTTATAAAGTTCATAATGGAACAGATTTTGATGAAATAATGTTTAAGACAAGTGAGGATTTACTAGTAGGACAAAATCAAATATTATCTGAAAATGGGTATAGAGAGTTACCAGGAGGGTTAATAATTCAATGGGGGTATAGTTTAGTAGAACCAACAGGTACAAGCATAAATATGCCTATAAGGTTTCCGAATGGAATTTTTTCTGTAAGTACAACAATAAGTGATCCAGGAACTTGGTCAGCTAATATTACGGCCAGAAACCAATCTTATATAATAGTTAGGCATAACTTCCAAGCAGGAAAATTATATGTTGGATGGATAGCATTAGGACATTAGGAGGTAAATTAAGATGAAATTTTTTGGATTTAAAGAAAATGGGCAATTTGATGGATTTTATACAAAAGAAATACATGGAGATAATATACCAAAAACAAATATAAAAATAACTGAAGATTTATGGCAGGAACTTTTAAAGGGAATTTACAAGTATAAGTTAAATTTAACAGAAGATAAAGTTTTAGATGTAGCTGATAAGGATATTTACTTTGATAAAGTAGAAACTAAAGTATATGATGTCCCTAAGCTACCTAATACGCAAGAATTATTAGCTCAACAAATTACTAATCTATTAATAGAAGGTAAAAAGAAGGATGTAATAATAACTAAGTTAGCTAAAACTGTGGATGAATTAAATAAAAAAATATCTAATATTGGAGGGGTCAATTAATGTTTGATTTTTATAAAACTTTTTATAATATGGGATATTTAAAAAAGGATGATATAAAGGAAGCTTGTAAATGGACTTGTATAACTAAAGAAGAGTTTAAAAATATAGTTGGAGAAGATTATATAGAATAATTATTAACTTAAGTAAGAAAGCTTAAGTTTTTTTATAAAGAAATATAAAAAATAAGGAAAATCAAGATGCGTTTTATTACGGGATTTTGATTTTCTTTTTATATTTATTAGGCTAAATATAAAAAGAAAAAATCTAGTATGTATACTTTTGCACTAGATATTGAAAGGAAGTGTAATATGGATGAGTTATTAAGAGAAGCGGTAAATCAAGGCTTAGGGTATGGACTTTTTGTTTTTCTACTTTTGTATGTCTTAAAAACTACAGGTGAGAGGGAAACGAGGTACCAAAATATGTTAGATAAGTTAACTGAGAAGTTTAATATAATTGAGGATGTTGAAGAGGATGTTAAGGAAATTAAGAGTCATATATTTAAGAAATAAAGGACGGTGTTTTAAATGAATAAGCAATTTTGGGAGAGATTTAAGAATCCGTGGGTGATAGTAACTATAACGTCGTTAGTTATTTTAATTCTTGTACAAAATGGGATTCAAGTTGATGATAAAAGGGTAATGGAAACAGTAAAAGCTTTATGTAGTATAGGTGTTATACTAGGAATATTAAATAATCCAGATACTAAAGGTTTAGACTTACCCTATTTAAAGAGTAAATCAGGTGATCAAGAAGCTAAATAAGTTCTTGGTTTCTATATTTAAAATAAAAACTAAGGTATTAAAAAGGGAAGGTGATAAAAATGGAATCAATAAAAACAATAGAACAAAAGGAAATCAGACTTTATGGAGGAGAGATAGTAACACCAGAAATACATTTTTTTGATATAACTCCTGATAATAGAGAAGGTGGTGTATATGGCTTATGTGCTATTATTAAATTGTCAGATGGTAGAAACATTATGATAGATGCTTATATGGATGGGAAAGATAACTATAGTAAGTTAAAACAATTTCTAAATAATATAGGAGTCAATTCAATAGATATATTATTCACTACTCATAATCATAGTGATCATATAGGAAATGCAGTAAATTTATTAAATGATTATAAAATAAAAAAACTATATGTTAAAACTCCTGATTGGATAAAATTAGATAAAGATGAGATTAAATGGGATACGCAAGGGTATTATAATAGAATGATATCTAAGGCTAATGAAGTAGGCACACAAGTTATAGAGTGTACTGACACTACAATTCAACTTAGTGATATAGAAACAATGAAAATTTTAGGTTCCGAATATTTTGATTATTCAGATTATAACGGTTGTAGTGTAAATTATATATATCAATATAAAGATATTAGAGTATTATTTACTGGTGATAGTAACGTTGGAACTTTAAATAATTTACGTGGAGAATTTGGTAAAATTGATATTTATCAAACGCCTCACCACGGAATGAATCAAATTCCAGAAACTTTTTTAAGAGAAATACAGTCTAAAGTTGGGGTGTTTGGAAATCTTGTAAGTGATAGAGAAGATGTAAAACCTAATATATTATTCTTAGAATGGTTTGGGTGTAATGTTTATGGAGCATTAGATAATAATTGTAAAATGTGTTTTAAGTTATTTTCAAATTGTGTTCTTTACAGCCTAAAGCAAACTATTAAAACAAATTGTTTTGTAAAACTTGATGATAATGGTTCATGGGGATATGTTAAAGATTCTGGTATTCCCGCGGAAAATGAAATAATAAATTATAACCTAGAGTATTATTATATAGATAAGAATTGGAGAATGGCAAGGTTGCAATTTTTTGATTTAGAAGGTAGTACTTATTATGTTGGGCAAGATGGAATTTTATGGCGTGATAAGTGGATTCAAAAACCAAATAGTGATAAGTGGTATTGGTTAAAGCTAAATGGAGCAATGGCAAAATCAGAATCAGTAAAAATTGACGGAAAATATTATAATTTTGATAAAGATGGAATATGTACTAATCCATAAAAGTAATGTATAGGATATAGAGGAAAAGTTAATGAAAAGGCAATTTAAAATTTTATTATCATTGGTGGCTTTAATAGTCACTTTTTTTATTTCAGATATTAATGTACAAGCAATGTCTATAAAGCAAGAATTTATTAATAATAACAGGAGTTATAGAAGTCTAAAACCTATAGGAATTGTAATTCATGATACTTGTAATGAAGGTGCAACTGCAAAAAATAATAGGGACTATTTCAATAGAGTATATGTTGGAGCTTCAGCACATTATTTTGTAGATTGGAATGAAGTTATACAAACTATTCCTAGTAATGAGCAAGCTTGGCATGCTGGTGGTTATGCTAATAGAAATTATATTAGTATAGAGATGTGTAATCCTAAGAGTGGGAATATAGAACAATTTAATAATGTATATATAAAAACTGTTGAACTTGCAGCGCAAATTTGTAAGGCTAATGGATGGAATGTACGAGATAATGTTTTTAGTCACAAGTATATAAGTGATACCTATAAACAGACAGACCATCAAGATCCATATGCTTTTTTAGCTAAATATAATAAAAGTTGGGATAAGTTATGTGAGGATATTCAAAAAGCGATAGAAGGGGGAAATATAGAGTCTATTTATCCAAAGGATATAAATATTCAATCAGAAGATATTCATAATAGTTTTACTCATCCTAATAATGCACAAATAAAAAATGATTTTTTTTATATTAGAGATGAAAATGGAAATGTTATACCAAATAGAAGAGTTGATATAGGAGATAAGGTAACAATTTTAGATATATCTTATTCAAAGCAGCTTATAAAGTTAGAATATCCAACCCCTCTTGGAGTAAGGCGTGGTTGGATTAAAAATTCACCAAATTATATAAGATATTTTTATAAAAATCAATATAAAAATGGAAGTACATTAGAGGATATATATCAAAATTCAGATGTAATATATAAAATAGGTAGTATATCAAAATATGAGGAAGCTACTGTATTATATAGAAATAATGGGATTTTACATGTTGCATATTCAACTAAAAAAGGTACTTTAACAAAATCAGGATTTGTTAAATATAATGATCATTTTAATAAGTTTTAA